ACTACGCACTCGATGCCACTCATTGGGAGGCTTGCAAATCCTCCGAAATGATTCCCGAGGGCAAGACCGCATATGGTATCAAGTTTTCGATTGATGGAACAATGGTATACCTTGCCGGAGCAATTCTCGGTCCGGATGGCAAGGTTAGAATATCTCTGATTGATGCAAAACCGACCGGCATGGGATTGCAGTGGCTGGCTGATTGGCTGAATGCAAGATATAAGAAAGCCTCTTGTGTAGTTATAGATGGAAAGAACGGAGTCGATGTTCTTGTCGAGAAGATTTCGGATACTTGGAGAATGAAGCACTCCGTGATCAGGAATAGCACCAAAGAAATGATAGCAGCGGTCAGTATGCTATCAAATGCCGTCAATGAAGAAGAAATTACTTGGTATGAAAAGCAGAGAACCTTAAACGATAGTGCGGTGAACTCAATCAAAAGACCAATGCAAGGTGGTTGGGGATTTGGCGGAGAGAATGCTCCCCCGATTGAAGCTTGCGCATTGGCTCTTTGGGGAGTTAAGACAAGCAAAAGAGATCCGACTAAAAAGATGCGGATTGGTTAAGGAGTTAAAGGATGCAGTTGAATATCAATGTGCAAGCTATTAGTGGTTTGCCGGAAATTGAGAAAATAAAATTTCAGAAATTGCTTAATATCTATCAGAAGCACGCTGGCAAGAATGCTGAGAAGGATAAGTATTATGAGGGCAAGATATCACTCTCGGAAGTTAACCTCGGCATTGCGTTACCGATAGGGATGGCTGGCTTGGAAATCGGATGCTCTTGGGGATCCAAGACGGTCGATGTACTTGCGGCTCGGTCAATGTTTGATGGTTTCGTTTCCGAAAACGGAATGGACATCGAGGAGCTTGATCAGATAGTCGAAGATAATAACCTTATAGCTGAGTATATGAAAGCGACAAGGGATGAGCTGAAATATGGCTGTACTTTCGCTACTCTTTCAGCGGACCCTTCCATTGGCGTTAAGATTCGCTTCCATTCTCCGCAGACCGCCGCTGCCGATTGGAGTGGCGAAAAGGGTCGGATTGATTGTGGTTTTGCAATAATTGACTCAGCTCCAACTAATGCCGATGTTTTTGAATGGTCCCCGTCCATCATCAATTACTACACCGATGATGCAATTTGGGTCCTCAAGCGAGATAGAAACCTCTGGAGTGCAGTCGGCTATCCTCATAGGATGGGCAGACCACTCATTGAACCTCTTACATGGAATGCGACAAGCTCAAAGCCGTTTGGTCGGTCAAGGATTAAGGAACCAATCAGAAGGTTGATTCAAGGTTATGTGCGAACTATCGCAAATGCCACTATCGGTCTTGAGTTTGCCACTTCTCCACAGAAATACTTGCTTGGAGTTTCGGACGATCAGTATGATGCGCTCATCAATCAGAAATTCAAACAGTATGTTGGAAGTATATTGGCATCAACCACGAATCCCGAGACAGGCGAGAAGCCGACTTTCGGACAGCTTATGCAGGGGAATATCTCACCTCATGTTGAGATGGTCAGAATACTGGCTACACAGTTCTCAGCAGCTTCCGGTTTATCTGTTACAGATACCGGAGTGATAAACGATGCGAATCCGACAAGCTCTGATGCAATTATTGCTCAGACTCAAACGCTCATCGGAATGGCTGAGCAGCTTAATACCGGGAATGGCGATTCACTTCGGACAATCGCCCAGATGGCTCTTGCGATTAAGAACAATACTACACTTGAAGGTTTAAGTGATGATCAGAGTGATATTGTGGCTCACTTTAAGAACCCCGCAATGCCTTCTGTGGCAGCTACGACCGATGCAGCCGTGAAGATAGCATCCAGCAGACCGAGCTTTGCTCAGACTGATACATTCCTCGAGATGATTGGATTTGATCAGGCAGACATCCGCAGAATCAAAGCACAGGAAGCACGAAGCCGAGGCTACACCACTCTGCAAGAGGTGATGGATAATGGCGAAGAGGAAAGTTAAGAAAACCCAGCCCGTCAGAATGTCGGAAGAGGCATGGAATGAATACATCAGAAGGCTCCGATTGCTCTCGGATGATACCTATAACTGGGTAATGAAATGGCTTGATGGATTAGATATTGCAGGCTTGTCTGATGCTGAGTGGAATCGATTTGTTAATCTGCTGTACATCAAAGTGGTCAAAAACGGAGAGGCAGCAGCTACGTTATCGGCAGAGCTTTTCGAGTACATGACTCAGAACTCACTTGAGAACTTAGCTCATGTTGATATGTTCGTGAATGATGATATTCGTGAATTGTATCGGATGGTTTACGGTGTAAAAAAATATGGAAACCCCAAACTTATTGCAGAAGGGGCTTCGAGATATGTCAAACTCAGCTCCGTGGATACGGTCCTCGGAAATGCTCTGAAGTATGGCTGTGAGGTTGCGTGGATACCTCATGGAGATACTTGTGCATTTTGCATTGCACTTGCATCAAACGGCTGGCAACCTGCATCAGAGAAGCTTGTTAAGAATGGACACGCTGAACACGTTCATGCTAATTGCGATTGTACATTCGCTGTTAGATATAGCCGTGATGTTGATGTTGAAGGCTATGATGATGGCAAGAAATATCGAAAGATTTACTATGATACGGAAGGCTCTGATTCATCGGAGCGAATCAAAAACTTAAGACGAGAGCTTGATGCTGAGAACAAAGAGGAAATCAAAAAACAACAGCATGAAGCCTATGAGGAAAGGAAAAAGCGTAAGGAGCAGACCGAAGCCGATGCAAAAGCATCGTTCAAGGAAGCATCTGAACGCTTTTTTGATATATAAAGCAACTCGTGCTTAAAACGAGGAATTTTACTCATTGGAGGATAAAAAATGGAAACTGTGAATCAGGAAGCAACGACCACTCAAGAGAATGTCGAAGAAGAGACAAAGACTTTTACTCAGGCAGAACTCGACAAGATAGTCGGGGACAGACTTTCAAGAGAACGAAGCAAATACGCTGACTATGAATCCTTGAAAGAGAAAGCCGCTCGACTTGATGAGATGGAAGAAGCAAACAAATCAGAATTGCAGAAAGCGATGGAACAGGCTGAAAGCTATAAGAAAGAGCTTGAAGAGCTTAAGTCAGCCGAAGCAATTCGGAACATCAGGGAGCAAGTCTCAAAGGATACCGGAATCCCGATGAACTTACTTACTGGAACCACTGAGGAAGATTGCAAAGCTCAGGCTGAAGCAATCAAAGCATTCGCCACACCGACATATCCAACAGTAAAGGATGGCGGAGAGATGCAGAACACAAACGGGCAATCAACTAAGCAGCAATTCGCTGATTGGTTTGCTCAAAACGCAAATATTCATTAAAAGGAGAAAAGAAAATGGCAGATATTAACAGAACTACTAATTCTATGGCGCTTCCTTCTGATCTTTCACAGGAAGTCATTCAGAAAACACAGGAAGAGTCCGCAATAATGAGGCTTGCTCGTCCGATCGCTCTTCCCGGAAGAGGAGTAACAATTCCCGTAATTACCGGTGATCCCGAAGCAGCTTGGGTGGCTGAGACAGCTTCAAAGCCCGTATCAAACGGAACACCCGCAACCAAGCTTATGACAGCTTACAAGATCGCAGTAATCGAGACATTCTCAAAGGAATTCGTCAGAGATGCACAGGCTCTTTACGATGCACTTGTGGAAAGACTCCCCAAGTCTCTTGCGGCAGTATTCGATAGCACAGTTGTTGGAGCTACACAGGCTCCCGGCAATAACTTCGATACATTCGCAAGCTGTACCGCTCAGAGCATTCTCAATGCTAACAATGGTACATACCTTGGACTTGTAGCCGCTGATGGCGATATCGCAGCTCATGGCGGAATCATGAACGGACTTGCACTTTCAGCTCAGGCTAAGTCACTCCTTCTTTCCGCAGTTGATACCACAGGCAGACCGATATTTCTTGCATCTGCAAAAGAGGGCGTTGTTGATAAGGTTCTCGGAGTTGACACACACTTCAACAAGAACCTTTACAAAGCCGGTGATTCATCTACTTCAACTCCCGCAACCGTAGGTATTGCGGGTGATTGGTCACAGGCTATGTATGGAACAGTAGCAGGTGTTGAAATTAGCTTCTCAGACACAGCTACGCTCACAAGTGGTAATACCACAATCAACCTGTGGCAGCAGAACATGGTAGCAGTTAGGGCTGAAATCGAGGTTGGCTTCCGTGCAGATACCTCATGCTTCAACCGTCTGACTGGTGCTATACCTTCATAATGGTCGAATTTGTTAACAAGACAACCGGAACTCGTATGTGGGTCGCGGAAGATAGGGTAGAAGAATACAAGGCGGCAGGGCATAAGCTCGCCGCTGCTTCACCCGTCCCCAAGGAAGAGGAGAAGGAAGTCAAGAAACCTATTAAATCAGTGAAGCGAGGAAAATAATATGGCATATGCTACGGTGGCAGATGTACAAGCCCGAATGACAAGAGAACTGTCAGAGGATGAGCAAGCAGTCTGCTCCACTCTCCTCGATGATGCCGCAGTAATAATCGACTCATACAATGTCAATGCATCAGCCGATGCGAAGAAGGTTGTATCGTGCCGAATGGTAGTAAGAGCAATGGGCGATGGCGATGATGGCGTTGGAGTGCCAGCCGGAGCTACGCAGGGCTCTATGTCAGCAATGGGATACTCTCAGAGCTGGACCATATCAAGCGGCGGCTCAGTCGGTGAGTTGTATATCGCTAAACTCGAGAAAAAATTATTAGGAACGGGAGATAAAATCGGAAGTTACAGCCCGACCGAAGCTCTTGTCCCGCAATTAGAGGTTTAATTATGATAAAAGGAATGACTGTCAAATTACTCGTAAAAACTCAAATAGGCATAGATCCATTCAATAAACCCGTTTATTCGGAGCGATGGATTGATGTCGAAAATGTCCTTGTGGGGCAGCCGACAACGGACGAAATCGAGTCTGAACGGATTATATCCGGCAAAATAGTGAGCTATGTCCTCGGGATTCCGAAGGGCGATGTCAACAACTGGGTTGATACCGAAGTCGAGTTTTTTGGTCAGAACTTCCGAACGATAGGATTCCCAACTCAGGGAATCGAAGCAAATATCCCACTAAAGTGGAATAAAAAGGTAAGGGTTGAAGCTTATGTCTAAAAGCAAGATAAAATTCGAACTTGATAGAGATGGAGTCAGTGAGCTTATGAAGAGCAGTGCGATGGATGCCGTATTAACAGCAGAAGCCGCCTCTAAGACCGCAGGACTCCCCGCCGGGTATAAGTCGGACCTGCACCACTTTAAACGAAGAGATGCTGTCTATATCTACCCGGATACAGAAGAAGCCAAAAGAGATAATTGGAAAAATCACACACTCACGAGGTTGTTATGATCGAGGAAATTATTATCAATTACTTAACTGAAAAGCATTGGGATGTATTCGCTGAAAAGCCGGATAACCCACCGAGAGAGTATGCGCTTATAGCGAAAGTTGGTGGCGATATGACTAACCATATTCGCAGAGCAACAGTCGATATTCAGGTGTATTCTGATTCGACCTATAATGCATCAAGCCTTAATGAGTTGATGATTGCGGATATGCTCGGCTTTGATGATGCTTCGGTTAGCGATCATAATTTGATTTCAGAGATGATATACAACGATCTCGACAACGGCATCTATTCTTACCAAACCACTTGGGAATTTTATTATTATTAAAAAAGGAGATATAAGGCATGAATACAAAGTATGTTACAGCCGGAAAGCCTAAAGTTTCAGGAGCTGTTTTTGTCGGTCCTACAACGGCAACTCTGCCGACAGACCCCACAAGTACTCTGACCGGATTCACTGAACTCGGTTATGTGTCTGAAGATGGACTCACCAACAGCAACAGCCCTGAAAGTGAAAATATTAAGGATTGGGGCGGAACAACCGTTCTGACCGTTCAGACAAGCAAGGATGATGATTTCAGCTTTACTCTGCTTGAAGTCCTTAACCCCGAAGTGCTTAAGGTAATTTATGGTAGCGACAATGTTACTGTAGATTCACAGAGCAATGTTGTTTCTGTAAGCGCAAACAGCGATCAGCCCGAGGCCCATGCATGGGTATTCGATATGGTTGTGAGAGATGGAAGAATGAAGAGAATTGTAATTCCCTCAGCCTCTATCTCAGAGCTTGGTGATATCGTTTATGCTGGAAATAGTGCATCTGGCTACGAGATCACGCTTTCGGCTACACCCGATAGCTCCGGCAATACTCACTATGAGTACATTGAGGCAGAGTCGTAATAAACACCAATAATCGGCGCAGCTCTTCGTGGGTTGCGCCTTTTTCATTAGCAAGGAGAAAACAAAATGAAGATAACGACTAAAGACGGGTATGAACTTGAAATCAAGGAAGAACACCTTGATGATTATGAGCTTCTTGAGGCTCTCGATGCGGTAGACCGAGGAAAGACCGCAAGGCTCACCTTTGCATTTGAAAAGCTTCTGGGAACCAAGCAGAAGAACAAACTACTCGAAAGATATAGAGATAAGGACACTGGCATAATTTCGGCAACAAAGATGTATCCGTTGATATCTGAGATTATGGAGCAGATCAAGGAAGCTCAGGATAAAGAAGTAAAAAACTGATGATGCTCGCAGCCATGTTTGGAGTGGATAGGGATGCTTTAATCTGCGATTTGGCAGAAACATACCATATCTACGATTACAGAGCATTTCCACCACACTACATCGCCATTCTGGCGGTTGGCTTGCGAGATGACAGCAGAATCAAGATGAAGATAAGCGAGCAGAGGCTCACGCTTGATCAAGTGCTGCTTGCATCGATTTATGACAAGATAGCTCAGCTCGTATGGCTCAATAGCAGAGACGGAAGCAAAGGGTGGAACCGTCCGAAGTCTGTATTGCTGGAGCTTACGAAAGAGCCGAAAGAAAGCGAATACAAATCGATGTCTCCCGAAGAATTTGAACAAATTCGGGAACAGAAACTAAGGAGGAATAAACATGGCTGATTTAGGAAAAGCTTATGTTCAGATAATTCCATCCGCAAAAGGCATTAAAGGGAACATTGAAAAAGAACTTAATAATGAGATGGATGATGCCGGGAAGAAAGCCGGAGATTTTTTCTCCGGTGGCTTCGGCAAGGTACTAAAAACTACTGGGAAAGTGGCACTTGCCGCATCCGCTGCCGTTGCTACGGGTATCGGAATTATTACCAAACAAGCGGTCAGCAATTATGCTGAATACGAACAGCTTGTTGGTGGTGTTGAGACACTCTTTGGAGCTTCGGCAGATAAGGTCAAACAATATGCCGCTCAAGCTTATCAGACCGCCGGAATGTCGGCAAATGATTACATGACCAATGTAACAAGCTTCTCAGCTTCTCTCTTGCAAAGCCTTGGCGGAGACACGGAAAAAGCCGCAGAGGTGGCTAATAGGGCAATGATCGATATGAGTGATAATGCTAATAAGATGGGTACCAACATGGAAAGCATTACCAATGCATATCAGGGATTTGCGAAGCAAAATTACACTATGCTCGATAACCTTAACACAATGGGGGCACTCGCCGCATAAACGAAGGGCGATGTGCGAATCCTCTCTGATTGACTTGGAACTCCCGACGGGGACGACAGGGCGCAAGGGTAAAGCCAGCGTGAACGACTAAGTGAGAGGACACCCGAGAGGGTGAAGCGATAGTCTGATCTGCACTTATAACGCTAACAATGAAGGTGCAGTTAACACCTATGCAAACTCGGGTATGGTGGTACAAAGTCAGAGATGGAGCGACTTATTGCCGATTCCGCCGCATTGACTGATGTACAGAAAGAACTTGGTATTACGGTCGATGCTAATGATATGAGTTTTGGAAATATCGTCAATGCGATATCAGTAATGCAGGCATCGATGGGAATTGCCGGAACAACCTCATCGGAAGCACTTGGAACTATAAGCGGAAGCTTGAACATGACCAAAGCTGCTTGGGATAACTTACTCACCGGCATAGCTAACCCCGATGCTGACCTCGGAAAGCTTATTGGCGATTTGGTAACATCAGCCACAGCCGCAGTCAATAATTTGCTTCCGGTGGTTCAACAGGCTCTTGTTGGAGTAGTTCAATTCGTTGGTGAAGCAATTCCTCCCATAATCGAGATGCTTCCGGGGCTCCTCGAGCAGCTTGTTCCGGTCGCACTGAATGCATTTGGAAATGTGATAGGGGCTCTAATGTCGGCATTGCCCCAGCTCCTTAATGTGGCGTTACAAGCAGTTATAACTATAGCAAATGGCATTACCGAAGCACTCCCCACACTTGTCCCGTTTGTGGTCGATATCGTGCTTCAAATAGCTGATACGCTCATGAGTAATCTTGGCGACTTACTGATTGCAGCCACAGAGATAATTGTTGCTCTGGCAGAGGGCTTGACAAATGCCCTTCCGACTCTACTTGCAAAGGCGCCGGAAATTATTCAAGAACTAAGTGATGGACTTATGAAAGCGGCTCCTCAGCTTAATTCTTGTACAATCGAGGTTATGAATACCATCACGGCAGGTTTGATTCAGAATTTGCCTTTGATTATATCAGCTGCGCTTCAAATCATGACCACTTTGGTTAATGCACTGATTCAGAATATCCCTGCATTACTTTCAGCAGCAACACGAATTATGCAGAGTTTTAAGAGTAGTTTCAACATAGATTGGTCATCGCTTGGAACTAATATAATCGATGGTATTGCAGCTGGTATCAGCTCGGCGGCTGGTTCCATTGCTTCCGCTGCACGTTCAGCAGCTCAGAACGCTCTGAATTCTGCCAAATCGCTTCTTGGAATCCATTCGCCTTCGAGTGTATTTAGAGACCAAGTCGGCAAGATGATCGGTGAAGGTATGGCTCTCGGTATCGAGGATTCGGAAGGAGCAGTTAACAAGGCTCTGGCAGAACTTTCCAATGATACTACGGCTCAGGCACAAGTCACTGTTGCGGCAAATGCTCGAAATGGACTCGCACCGGCATATAGCGAGGCTTATGCTTATCAGACTCAGCTTGCAGGAGCTGGCGGAGACATCGTTATCCCGGTATATATCGGACAGAGAAAGATTGAGCAGATTGTTGTTAATGCGATTAACAAAAACAACTATAAGAGCGGAGGGAGGTAATTAGATGCTCGGTGAAGATTACATCAAGATAAATAACGTTGAATATACTCCCTCGACATTCAAATACAAATCGGATCCGGTGGAGAATGTACTTAGATCAGAAGCCGGAACCGATCTTGTAAATGTGGTTAGGCTCAGGAAGTATACCTTTGAATTGACATGGGAGGGTATCACTTACGAACTTATGTCAGAGCTTGAGGCGTATTGCTATTCAAGACTTGTTACCCTTAAGTGGAAAGGTACGGAATATTCATGCAGAGCAAGAGAAGGTAATTCGAGCATGATTGACCATTCATGGCGATATCGAGGCTCTGATGGACTTTGGAACTTCTCCATGTCGCTCATTGAAGTTTAAAGACAGGAGGACAGCGAATGTATCCTGTATCACCATATTATATCGAAGCACTTCGGGATCCTGTCCATGTTACGCACATGCATGGAACTGTTGGAAATACGAGCTTTACGGAGGCGGACTTCTCAGCTCTCACCATCTCGAAGCAATGCTCCGATAACAATTCAATTAAAATCGGCTCCGTCTATATGGCGGAGCTGCACATTACTTTTGTTAATGATCTTGGGATATCTTGGCAGAATGCAAAAGGACTCGAAATCACTCTGACTGAACTTTTGGAAGTTAGAGGATTTTTAGACGAGGAATCGGTCCCCGGTGGCAAGTATTATATCGCTCAAGTTGACTACACTAAGGACGGTATCGAAGTAACTGCTTATGATGCCATGTCAAAGATCGACAAGAATATCAGAACTGGAGCAGTGTCTCTCAAAAACAGAACGCTTCCGGCAATGCTTGAGGATATCTGCGAGGAATGCGGAGTTGAACTTGGCAATGTTGATTTTGATGGATATCCGAATCATACCGGCATCTTTACGATTTCCGATGATAATGACTGCGATACTTACCGAGATATAGTAAGCTA